ATAGTCACCTACGATACCCAAAGCAGCTTTAACTTGTTCTAGTGTTACATTCATGGCCCATAGCCTCCCTTAATATTATTTCTTAGACTTTTTAGCTGGCTTCTTAGGTTCGTCCTTGACTTTGGTTACAAGTTCTCTTGTATCTGATAGAAGCTCTTTAGCTCTTGCATATTCAAAGTCAACCTCAGAACCAGCTAAGTATTTTTCACCAGTAAACTTATCTTTAAATTCTTTCTCAATCTTTAACTTCATGGGTTATACCTCCAGTCTCAGATTAAAAACCTACCTTAGTGATAGTTACAGCACCTGAACTAAGAACAGCTTTATAAAGTGTTCTACCGTCTGGAACTACTGAACCAGTAGGAACTACCTTAGTACCAGCTACTGAGAATCCATCATAGTTATACGCTGGAACAAAGTACACAGTACCAGCTGAGTATCCTGACTTGAAGTCAAGAGCCTTGAGTGGCTCATCAGCTAAGAGAACTGATCCAGCTGTTGAAGCTACTTCAAATTCGCCAGGGTTAGCAGCATCAAGTGCTGCAAGAGTTGCGTTATCACTGTTCTGCTTAAGGATAAGACCATAAAGACTCATAAGGTCTGTTGCCATAACAGGAACAATTCTATCTGTATTTATCATGGTTAATTACCTCCTATATTATTAAGCTGTTATCTCATCTGTACCTACAGCCCACTCACCATCTACTACCTTAAGTACCTTGCCGTTATCTTCAGCCGTAACCGCTGGAAGTTCAGCACCAGTAACTACCTGAGAGATGGCTTCAATAACATCAGGGATAAGCACATATTCACTAACAGCCACTCCACCAGCTATATCTTCATAGGTATCAGTAAGCTGACCACCTAAAGCTACATATAATGCCTTGAGTGCTTCTACTGTTGTTTTCATAGCTCAGCACCTCCCTACTTTTTCTTGAATACATAGAATCCTCTTGGATTAAGTACCTTACCATCTACTACTGTAAGCATCTTGTTAACCCACTCATTTCTATCCTCATCAAACCATCTACGCATACCGAAAGCCATGTTAGTATTAATTGCATACTCATCAGGCTGCCAGTAGATACCAATAACATCACCACTTGAAGCTGAGTCAAAGTCTGTAATGATATCAGGCTCAACGAGTGATATCTCTCTACCAAAGAATCTTCCATTAGGATTTACTGCATCTCCATCATTAACCTCAAGACCAGTAGCCTGTCTGAAGATAGGATTATTGTTAGAGTCTGCCATTGTTTCAAGGTAAGCATCAACAGTAGCAATAGGGAAGATAAACTCACCAGCTCTGTAGCCAAGTGGGAGCTTAGAGAAAAACTGCTTTCTCCATGCTGTCCAGTTGTTGATATCACTTGCAGAAAGCTCAATGATATGACCAGCCTGGTTAATGACTCTAGGATCATTAAGGATACCAAGCATCTGACCATTACCAGTTCCCTTGACAATTCCTGTATCCATAGCCTGCATATAAGCAATCATCATAATTCTGACAATCTCACGCTCAAAGAGGTCAATAGTTACAATACTTGACAGAAGTGACTGAGATACTCTGATTTCAGCCATATTGTAGCTAAACTCTACAAAGTCCTTAATCTGTCCACCGTCTTCACGAGGAGCTACAGTATCTTCTGTGATCCATTTAAAAGTAGCCTGAAGCTCAGCTATAGGAACTTTAACAGCACCCTTGATATTGAGCTTTCTAACCTTAGAGTAAAGGTTTCCATATCTTACTCTGATAAGGTTGATGAACTCATTAAGTACAGTAGTTGGGATAGTAGCACCCAGTGTATCTGTATTAGCTGGTGAACCGTCACGCTGAGTAAACTGAGCTGGGATAGGTGTACCAGTCTGAGCATACTTCATGAAAGCTTTACGATACTCCATGCTTGCAAAGATATCTTCATTATCTCTAGCCTCAGGAGCTTTGAAAGCACCCACTACATTACCTCTGATTTCTCCATTGACAAGCTTAGCATCAGCTGGAACTGGGTTAGCAGCTCTCTTCTCTGCTTCAAGTTCTGCCTGTCTCTCTTCTTCTGCGATAGCATCAAGCTCTTCCTGAGTCTCTGCTATTTCAGCGTTTACGTCTTCAAGTTCATTATTAATACTTCTTACTTCATTAACATCCTGTGAAGACATAGCTCTTTCTGTAAGACTCTGCTTCTTAGACTGAAGTCTTGCAAGTCTCTTTTCGAGTATTTTCTTTCTACCCATTGTTATTTACCTCCTAAAATGATTGTTTTAGCTTTTTCAAGCTCTAATAAGTTACTGTCAGTCTCCACTGACCTTTTTGCATTAGCCTGAGCTGTCTCCACAGCTTTTCTTGCGCTCTCCAGCGTGTCCTTGCTTCTTGCATTTATTGAAGTAGCGTCATATGCCGGGAATGTCACGGCACTGACCTCTACAACTGATCCTATCTTTCGTATATGCCTAGTTGGATGTTCAGACTCTAAGTCATCCCACTCCTCATCATCTATAGAGAACATAAAAGACATACCGCTTAAGTCACCACGCTCTATAGCAGATTTAAGCTCTCTTGCAGTTGCATTATTTTCTGTATCTACTACTGCATCCATGTTCATCCCTTCAGGAACTACAGTAAGAGTCATGGTAGAATTACCGTTATTACGTCTTGACCTTGCAAGAGGTATCATGTCTGTGTTGTGATTAACTAAAAATCTAACATCAGTAAGGTCTGCTCCATCTAAGGCCCCCGGTTCTATGATTTCATCAAAAAACTCTAAATCTGTCCTTGAGCCATACACTATAGGTCTTCCAGTAATGAGACTTCCTGATTCGGTTGGTACAGTTCTTACCTCACAAGATGGGTTAAACCTTCTTTCCAGTGGTTTCTTCATTTTGTTTATCCTCCTAAAAATAAAGAGCCTCATGAGTTAATACTCATAAGGCTCATAGGCTCACATTTATTAATTTTCTACACTTTTTACATTTTATCTGAAGTCCTTTAATCACTGCATCAGGAGCTACCATAAAGAGCTTCTGCCCACACTCAGGACATAAGTACCACTTCATAAGCTATTCCTCCTAAACCCATTCATAAGTAGCTACTCCCTCAGCTACAGTACACTTAAGCGTATACTCTCCATCAGTTGTAGGAACTTCTGGAAGACCAGAGGCTTTAATGGTACTCTTAAGCTCAAGTAACAACTCTTCTATAACACTCTGAGGTCCAGCATCATACTCTGTATCATTAATGATACTTTCTAATATTTCTGCATTTCTGCCGTTATAAATATCAGCCATTTTACATATCCTCCTTATCAACTATATCAACATTTACTTTATCTTCCTTAAGTCCTACCTGATACTCAGCAGCGTTATTAGCATCTATCCAGTTAAGGCTCATGTACCTCTTACCAGCAAGCTCAGGAAGAGGTTTAAGACCAAGTGCTACACGTTTTTCATTTTCAAACAATCCACCAGTAGGACTAAGCTCTTTAATCATCTCAAGAGTCTGCTCCACTGTCATGAATATTAAATCTTTAGGATAAAGTTCTATCTTGTTTCCAAAAGCTCTTTCACGGCTTGTAAACAGCTTCTTAGTCATTGCCTGACTTATATTTATAATAAGTCCTTCCAGCGTTTTCTGATAAAATGCATTATACTGTTCCTTAGTGTAGTCTCCAGTAAGGATACAGAGAGGTACTCCAAAGTTCCTCAGTATTTTCTCATCTATAAATTTAAGTGTAGGCTCATCCACTAGACTTACTTGCTTAGGTAGTGGAGTAAATTCTGACTTAATATCAAGTGGTAAAAAGCCACTTTCTGAATTTCTCAGCTTCTGCTCCAGTTCCTGAAGAGCTGCCATAGTCTTACCATCATCTAACATAGTGTTATACTTGATAACACCGTTAACAGCGTAAGAGGCTTTCATAGCCTTAGCTACACCTTGTAACAAGTCCTGATTAAGCTGTAACGTACTTAGTAAAGCCTCATGGTCAGGCTGACCCATCATATTACCGCCCATATACTCATTTATAGAGTAGTTGTACTTTATGTGAATTACATCATCGTATCTGAGTGTAGTGGTTGAGCCATCCCAAAACCAAAATTTAACAAATAACCTTCCTGAAGCATCCTCAATAAAGTCCACCTGAGTAGGCTTTATAGGATATAAAGCATCGTAAAACCTACGCTCAGCCCCGGTCTTTTCATCCACCCAGGTATAATAAGTAGGTATGATAAAAGCGTTATAGTTCATGAGAAGCAGATACATAGTCTTCTCAAGGAACTCTGAAGTAGTCATAAGCTGATTAGGATTATTAAGTATATCCTGAACATTACCCTTCACAGGAACTGGATCATTATTAATAATCCTTATATGAGTAGGGTTAAGCTTCTTCATCTCATCTACTATGCACTTCAAAGCTTGCTGCACTACATCAGATGCATAAATATCAGTGCCAAACTGGGAATAGATTGGCAGCATCCCATCCAAACTAGGTGCAAAACTTTGATTTTTTGGGCCTTTTTGAAACAATTTACTAAACCAGCTCACTTCTAAGCCTCCCTCTCAACTATTGTTTTAAAATCAGTTCTATATCTTCTATACATTTCATAAAGTATGGCTAAGCTAACAGCCCCATCTATACGCTTCTTAGTTTCAAGCTTTACTATCAAACTTCCATTGTTATCAACTTTCAGCCCGGCATTACCAAAGCACCACTTATCTACTTCATGATTGTTATAATAAATAAGTTTATGTTTAAAGTCAGACTCAGTAAGCTTGATGGCATTAGTTAGAGTCTGAGCGTTCTGATTAATCATAATCACATCAGAGCTTTCATCCTTCCCGGTCTTAAACCATCCATAATACTCCATACGCTTAAGCCAGTCCTTGCTAAACCTTTGGTCATATCCACACTTCCAGAGCTTTATATTTACTCTCTCATATAGTGAGTAAAACCAATCTGCTACTATTGCAAGGTCTACATCAGCCCCTTCTGTAATAGTCATAAGACCTTCCTCAGCCCACTCTTTATAGTGCGCTCCAGCTATCTTATCATCTGCTTCTATGAGCTTATTTTCAGGGATAAAGTAGTGGCTCACTATATACTTCCTAGGATCATTGGGCTTCATTAGTAGGACCTTAGCACTTACTAAGTCAGTAGTTTCAGCAAGGTCAACTGATCCAAGTGCAAAACTACCTCTAAAGTCTTCCAAACTATATCTACACTCATAGTTATAGTCTTCAAGGTTCAGCCAACTCTCAGCTGCATTTTGTTTTATATTGAAGTCCTTACTGAGTACAAATATCCTATCAGACTTACTTTGTCTTGCCAGTGCTACTTGTTCTTCCAAGTAATCCCACTTCTTAACAGTTCCTAAAGTGGGGTTAGACTTCATCCAGAGTCTGTTATGTCTGTTACCATTCCATACCTCAGACTCACTATCCTGAGTGTATAACCAAGGTAAGAGTCTTTCTGAGGCTGGATCATCTGCCTCTTTATTTATGACAGCCCTTGCTCTTATAAGTTCATCATCAAGGTATCCATCTATTACAAATCCCTCAGTAGTTATGATGATAAACTTAGGATTTTCTTTTAATGACTGAGACTGTTCTATAGACTTTCCAATAGTGTTATCCTTCATCTCATGTACTTCATCCACTATGGCAAAATTAATGTTTCGCCCTTCCTTATTCTTAGTTCTGGATGAAAGCTTGAATATCTTAGTATTAGTAGTCTTATTGAGTATAAATCTCTGATTACGCTTAGTATCAAGGTCATTAGGATCAATAAGCTGTCTCATAGTATCTATAGCATCATAGACTATTGAAGCCTGAGCATCATCATTACTTGAAGCAACTATATCAGCTCCAGGGCTACCAACTATAAACTCAGCCTCAGCAAGTGCAGAGCTTGTCTCACTCTTAGTATTTTTCCTTGCTATCAGAAGTAAGAGCTTCTTAAATCTATCCAGCTCAGTATCAGCCATCTTGAAGCTGTAAAACGCTTCTATCAAGGCTTTCTGCCAAAGCATCAGCACCATAGGCTTATTGTAAAATGGACTCTTAGTAAGTCTTACACAGTTCTCCATAAAGTCCATTCTCAGGAGTGCATCTGACCTATCATAAATGTATCTGTCTAAAGTCATATCTTCAGCCAGATTATCCAGCTCTGTCCAAAGCTCCTGACCTATAAGTATATCTCCAGCTTCAGCTTCTGCTCTATATTTCAGCAGATAACTGTTATCAGGAGTCCATATAGTTCTGTGGTTAATTAATATGCTCATTCATCCACTTCCTCAGAGGGCTATCCTCCTCAGTTTCATCTGATCCAGTTGCTTTCATCAGTATCCTTACTATGTTGGTGTACTGTTGAAGATACTCTTTATATAGCTTGGCAGCTGGAGTCAGTTTTTGCTTAGTGGTATCAGTTGGGTGGACTTTTATCTTAGGCAAAGCCCTTAACTCATCTAACTGTTTTTCCAAGTAAACCATCTCTGTTACAAGAGGAGCATAAGCTGTATCATTATTCAGGAGTTTTAATAGCTCTTTTTTTCTACTCATTATTATCTAATCTCCAGAAGGACTATCCTTAACTTTACTACAGCAGTTTCACTTCCTGAGTTTTCAAAGAATCCTATTAACTTCTGCTCACTATATTCAATACTTACCTGAATGGTAGGATAGCAATAATTTTCTCCACTAATAGTTCTGCTAGATGGATTGTATCCGGCATATTCATCACCTTCAAGGGCTGGAATTACATCATTTACAGCCAGTATCATATACTTAGTAATATCATCCACTCCCTGTTGAGCAAGGTCCTGTGCTGTCATGTTCCAGTAAATACTTCCTCCAGCTGTAACTGTGCCTATTGGTGTTTCAACTACTTTCACATCAACCTTATTTTTATTTTCATCAAACATATACATAGTTACAGTGACCTCCAGTTTTATTTAATTATTTTTCTATTTTTAAATTCAAAAATCTGAATTTTTGACTTTCTGTGAAAAATAAGGCCCCTCCAACAGTCTACCCATGAGCTGTTTTACAGCTCGACCGGGGGGATGTTTGGTTTAAATTTTCTCCACCAGTCTTCAATATATTTCTTGTAGTCTTCAGGATAGCCTGACTTAGATGCTCTCTCTAAACATACTTCCTTAGATGTATCAATAAATATCTCTCTTGCTCCCAACTCCTTGCAGAGTCTCTCACGTTCAGATATTAAAGGATAACCACCAACGATATAACAGTTATCCCATCTGCCAACTCTATACTTGACTGACTCTAGCAACGTATCTCTAAGCTTGAATACTACTGCATTGAGCTTGCCTGAGTGAATAGAGTTTACACTGACACATGACCATATATTGTTTATGTCTACAATTAAATCTCCCGGCTCAGCTACTGTATTCACATAAGTAGACTTACCGCTAAGAGGACAGCCATAGACTAAATATATCTCACGCTTAGTATATCCAAGCTTGTTATGGATCATGTTATGGCACTTATGATGGGTTAACTGAATAAGCTCAGGGTTAAGACTTATCTCAGTGTTATTAACATTCTCTTCAGTTAAGAAGATAGTATGATGTCCTATGCAGTCATACTTGTCTGTTATAGGCTTGCCACAATGCCAGCATATCAGCTGGCCATCCTCATTGACTCTCTCAAGCTTTATTACACTGAGGAGCTTCTGCCACTCTTTACTCTTATAGAAGTTGTCTAATGTAAACATTATGAATACTCACTTAGTTCTAATTAACTATACTCACTTAGTTCTATCTTCTTCTTTTGTAGTTCTATTTCTTCTTTCTTAAGTTCCATCAGCTTAGGATTATCTAAGTAGTTGCTCCAGTTCTTAAGTAAGAAGATTGCAGCGGTCATATCAGGCTTGAAATAAACCTGTTCATCATACTCTACTACCTCTTCCCACTCCTTAAGTTTCTTGCCATCTTTATAGGTGCAGCGCTTTAATTTCTCGTGTTTATGCAGTGTCTGCGTAAACCCACAAGCACTCTTAAACATAGTATTCTCAAGGATTTCCACGGCTTGCTGTCTGCCAGTTTTTACAGTCTGCATAAATTCTGCATCATCTGACTTATATTTATAGAGTGTCCTCTCAGAGATACCAAGGTTATGAGCTATCTCTTTCATGGACAGCCCTGAAGCTACCCACTTCTCTATCTTGCCTAAGTTATCTTTAATTATCTTCTTAGCAGAAGGTCTAGCCATTTAATCACCTACTTTATTACTTACAATAGATGTACGTCACACCTACTGTACTCTTAGCTCTTCTCCTGGATAGATAAGGTCAGGATTCTTTATATCATTAAGTGATACCAGCTTAGCTACTGAGGTTTCATATCTCTCAGCTATCTCAGATAAAGTATCACCACTCTTAACCGTATAATATATTCTGTTTGTATATCCTAACTGTTTATTAACTAGATCCTGAATAGTTTCATAATCATATCCAGCGTTGTTAAGTCTTATCTTTCGTTCTGATCCATTACCCCACTTACCATCTAAGACCTCTTTAACTATCTCAGCATTAGTCTTAGGTTTGTTATCTGCACTAGGTGTAATAGTTCCTATAAGCTCATTCATATCTACTCTTCCTGATATTCCTAAGAGTTTTCCCTGGCTTGAGTATTGCCATAGATAACAGTCCTGAGGTTTAGTCTTGTTATACCATGCATACCACTTTCTATAGGCTGTCAGCTTACTGGTGTCTATAAAGTTCTGAGCATAGTCATAGTTGAGGTAGTAACCAGCCGTATAACCCAGCTCAGTGATCCTATCACAGAAAGCTTTACACATATCAGTTATAAGCTCCCTATTACAGCTTATACCTATCTTGTCTGCATACTCCATAGAGTCATATTCCCAGTCAAAGTAAACTCCAAGATTAAGCTTATCTTTATAAGGACTGATGATATCATTACAGAACTGAGCTTCACGCTTAGCCATGTCCACAGTATAAGCATAAGAGAACCAGTAAACACCCAGATTATCAAACCCGGCTTCTATTGCAGCTTCTATATTCCTTTTAAATCTATCATCAAGATTACCTTTACCAAAGCCAGCTCTTATGACTATTCCAGTTACCTCAGTATTCTTAAGCTCACTGTAATTTATGTATCCCTGATGTTCAGATATATCTATGACTACCATAGCTTATGCCCCCTTACCGCACTCATGTTCTAAATCATCTATTCTGTGATTAGCTACTTTCATCTGCTCTTCAAGTATTGGAACTCTCTCAGCAAAATGATTGTGCTTATCTACTTTCTTCTCAAGCTGCTCTATTCTATAGCTCATAAGCTTTAAACCACCCCAAGATCCTAAAGCTGTTCCTGTGAGTGATAATATGCCAACTATTACTGTTGCTACAGCTGTACTCATGTTCATCCCTCCATATCGTCTGAGGTATCTGAGCTGTTACTACTGTCAGCAAGGCCCTCACCTATTACATATCCAATGATAGAAGCCCCGGCTAATATCAGAGCAGCTATCTTCTCTCCATTAGCTTCAGCATGACCAAAGTACACATAGAGCATTGATGCAAAATTTGCTATGCTAAGCCAAAGCTTACGGCTTGTTAATTTTCTCTTCCAGTCTATTTTCATATCAGCCACCTCCTAAAAGTTCCGTCCTTCATAAGTTGACATAATTGTACAAAAAAAGAACCGTGTAATACAGACACACTCTGTTACACGATTGTTACACGAACTAAAAAAGAGCCAGGTTATTAACCTGACTCATACTCTTAATATAAAGTTGTGGCTTTCATATATAATGAATATCTTTCATCCAGTCTAGTCTTATATCCAGCTTTCATAGCTTCAAGTCTTGCCTCTTCTTCCTGTTCCTTGCGTGTTCCTCTACCGCTTGTAGTTCCTTCAAGAACTACTTTCTTATGATCCTCATAAACTTTGTAATTATATTTCATAACTATCCTCACTTTCTGCCGGGATAAGCTCCCGGCTGGCTGTTTATGTATTACAGTGCTGTTTCAATAAACTGAACAGCTGCCTTTATGGTTTTGAAAGTATGGAACTCTCTAAAGCCCTTACATTCTTTTATGTTTACATGATAAGCACCTTTAGTACCTTTCATTCTTACTATGTCATATCCTTTAACTGTCTTAACTACTTCATACATATCTTTGTACCTCCGTTCTTTTGTGTTTCTGTAATTATAATATACACCTTTTAGTGTATATTGTCAATTATATTATACACTAAAAGTTGTACAAATATATACACTAAAAATTGTATATTATACACAAAAGGCACTCCTGAGAGTGCCAATCTGAGTAACTATAAAAACAGGTCATAGATAACATCATCAGAAAAAAGTACAGCACTAAGCCTATCCACCAGTCTCTTCTTGTTTCTGCTTATCGTAGTCTCACTGGTGTTAAAGTGTTCAGCTATCTCTTCCCTGGTCATCCGTTCAAAATAATAGAGGGATATAATCTCATAGTAATAATCATCCTTGATAGTCTTCAGAGCTGTCTCAATTTTTACACATAACTTCTTAGTGTATGGCTGATCCGAGAGTTTGAAGCTGGGATAGTTCCTTAAAAGCTCCTCTGTTTTCTGTGAGGCTGATTTCCTATTATCTTTAAGTAAGTCTGCTGCTTTAAGCTTCAGGACAGTTCTATTAACTGTGTCCTCTATGATTTTATCTATATTTTTCATCATAACCCTCCTAAGTTGACAGATACTTGACACATCTTGACAGATAAAAAAATTCATCTGTCAAGGTAAAAACCTAGGTTTTATGCGGTCTAGAAGCCCCACCTTGACAGATTACACTTAATTTCCTTACTCTATAATTCATAGGTTAAAAACATCGAAAATTTGCGATGTTTTTGCTCCTAAAAAATATAAATATATAATATTAAGTGTCAAGTGTAATAGTATAGCGACATTATGTAAACTAATTTATTAAGTACACTTTAGCTGATCTACGTCCAAACTGTATGCAAGTATCATAATCCCCCATGTATACATCTATAACGTTGTCAGGCATAGCACCACAATCCTCTACAACATACTCACCATAACCCTCTATGTATATCCTACTCCCTATAGGGATACTGTTACTAGCTACTGTATATCCACAAGTAGGATAGTTACCATTAGCGCAAGGATTACCAGTTGCAGCATAAGCTGTAAGTTCATAAACACCCAAATATGTCCTAGAAGGCTCGAGAATCGTTTTGGAGCTTTCAGTGGTCAGTTGTTCCACTGTACTCTCTGAAAGCTCCTCACGGCTCTCCTGAGCGTTCTCAGGTACATTATTTTCGTACTTCAAAGTCATACTAATAGTAGATGGCTCAGTTGTGGCTTCAGTTGTGATAGTCTCAGTAGTGGTTAAAGTGTGGATATCAGAACTTACATTAGCTATATCATGACCCATATTATCCAGCTTCTTATTAATCTGATCCATCTCATAAGTAACCTTACCCATAAGCACTATCACGCACATAAGTAATAGACTCCAGCCAAAAAATAAAATTAACTTATCCTCTTCCTTCATATATCTTCCTCCCCACATAAATAGCACTTACTTTCTTAGCACTCTTTCCCGGTTCAAACAGTAAACAGTTGTAGTAGTCCTCACCTCTGGAATCTATTACAGTTCCTTTAGCCCCACGCTTAAGGCAAGTCTTATCAGTTATGCCTGAGTAGTTGCAGCTTATACCACCACTACCCAGCCTATTTCCATGATAAATGCATTGCTTACATTTACGCTTATCAAATTTTGACTTGGTCATTCGTTCTCACTCCTCTCTGTCAATACCTGATAAGTATAACTTTCTTTCTTTTTCTGTAGGATAATTAATTTCTTTCCCACATTTATCACAATATGTTTTAGTTACTGTCATTAGCATTTACCTCCTTTGATTTCTTTCCCCATTTTTCCATCATTTCTTCAAATACTTCTCTTGGCAGAATAAGTTCTTTGAGATAAATTTTGTCATAACATTTTAAAATCTTATACAGACCATCCTCAGTAACTTCATAGTTTTCATACTTCATCAGAGTTTACCTCCTATCACTTCAATTTCTATCTTGCATTCAAGATACTCATCTATCTATTATTTGTTAATGCTTCTACCAATAAAAATACTGCCTGTAATCTGTGGTGGCATACATTCAGCGTCTACTTCATAAGTTATATTCTTTTTAATGCCTTCAAACAGATTATCTGCAATCTCTTGTTTTAATGTTTCTATTAGTCTAGTATCATCTATAATATCTGAATCCAAAAACACTCTTGACTGATACTCTTGAAATTGCATCGTAGTATGTGTCACAAACTTTGGCTTGTTGTACAAATCATAAAGTTCTTGCATAGCAGGACTGTCTGCAATAATTTCACGCATCAAATCATTATCGGATTTAAGAGTATCTATTTTCTTTTTCAGGTTTTTAGCTTTCTGTCTTGCGTTCATTCACTCTCACTCTCCTTTGAACCATTTTTCTAAAATTTTTACAAACCATATAAACGCTCCAATTGCCATTGCTCCCAATAAAACAATCACTATACCAATTATCAAAGTTATTATTGCTCCTGTTTTCATTTCTTATCCTCCCTCAGCTTCCTCGCTCTTCTTATGCTTCCTCTCGGTTTCTTTTTTGGGTGTAGCATTTCATTTCTCAAATACTTAGGTAAAGTGTTGTAAGCATTATAAAACCCATCTAATGTCTTTTTTATATTATCAAGACTCTTTTTCAATAAAAAAAAAATGCTTCCTCATTGGTCATTTGCTCTCACTCCCCT